TCTTCGACGACAAGACTCTCATGACTCAGGACCTCGTAAGGATCCTCGGCAGACTGTACGTTGCTATCGACGTAACGGCTCCCGGCAGATTCGCAAAGGTTACCGTATCCAGCGGTTCATCAACCTAAGCTGATGTAAAGGAAGTGATCTTATATGAAATTACTGATAGCGATCCCGACTCTCGACTATATCCACGTCGATTTTATGAAGAGCCTTCTCGGGCTTATTAAGAGCCTCGATGATGAGCAAATTGATTATGAAGTAAAAACCGTATCCGGAACACTTGTATATCTCGCCAGGGAAAACCTTGTATCCTATGCCATCGGCGGTGAGTTCACTCATGTCTTATGGCTGGATTCAGACATGGTATTTACTGAGGAGCTATTCGACGATCTATACGACACCGGCAAGGACTTTGTTAGTGGAATATTCCACGCACGTCGTCCCGGCCACCAGTCTTGTATCTTCCGTTCGCTTAAGCCAGTAGAGAGATTCAGGTGGGACGAGTATCCATCCGTACCTTTCCAGATCGGAGGGTGCGGCATGGCTGCGGTTTTAGTTACTACCGAGATCTTAAAAGCCGTTCGCCAAAAGTGCGGAAACTGCTTCACACCGGAGTTCAGCTTCGGCGAGGATCTTGCGTTCTGCAAGCGAGCGACTGATATGGGATATGAAATATGGTGCGAGCCTTGTGCAAGGGTAGGTCATATCGGACACTTAGTCGTATGGCCAGAAGACGAGGGTCGCTATCTGGAAAATGTAAAGAGGTAAAAATCAATGCTTGAATTAGTAAAAACAGCACTCCGAATCACTACCACGGCATATGACACCGAGCTCAACTTCCTTATAAGTGCTGCACTTGATGACCTTGAAAGAGGCGGCGTAATGCCTGAGGTTCTTGTCATCACGACGGAAACCGATTTGGCTCCATTAGTGAAAAGAGCGGTCATTACATACTGCAAAATGAATTTCGGTCTGCCTGAAGATTACGATAAGTTAAAAGCATCCTATGATGAGCAGAAGGCTCAGCTCGGGACTGCTACAGGCTTCACCGACTGGAGGTTGTAATATGTACGACTCAATTGCCACACTTTACAAGGACGGAACAAGGACATACGACGCCTACGGGAACGAGACCATAGCAAGAACAGGACGTGACGTTTTTGTTCAGCCGAGAGGTGTGTATAATTCCGAGTTCTACAATGCAGCACAAGCAGGCCTCCATCCATCCATCACGCTTACGCTTGCGAACAGAGCAGATTACGAGGGCGAGACTCTTATAAAGTTTGAGAGCAAGTTTTACGACGTGATCCGGACGGACTGGACTGCTCAGCGTGATAGCATTTCCTTGATCTTGCAGGAGAGAATAAACCCCGGCACAGTCACGACTGAAGGAACGATCACGACTGAAGGAACGATTACCACGGAGACGACCACGACGGAGACTACAGATGCAGGAAATTGAGAAACAACTCACCGACATCTTAAATGAGTATGTGAAGGAAGTGGATGAGATCTCCAATGATACTATGGAGAAGACTGCTAAAGAGACCGTAAAGGATCTGAGAAATACCTCCCCGAAAAGAACCGGGGACTATGCGAGAGACTGGGCGGTCAAGACTGAACGTGGTGCTGGCGGATCTAAAGTATTCACAGTCCACAACAGGAAGCACTATCAGCTCACACACTTATTGGAGAAAAGCCATGTCATCAGAAATAAAAAGGGTGAGTATGGCCGTTCAACTCCACAACCTCACATTGCTCCGGCTCGTGACAGGGCTGAACAAAAACTAATTGCAGAACTGGAGAAGAAGTTATGAGTGCGATTTTTACCACATTACAGAAAACAAAACTTCCGTGTGCTTACTCTCATTTTTCCAAACCTCAGGAAGCACCTTATATCGTGTATATCGGCAATGGGCAGGACACTCTGCCCGCCGATAACACTCTTTACTGGAGGGAGAACACTTATCAGTTAGAATACTACTTTAAGGAGAAAGATGAGGCTAAGGAGAAAGCCATCGAGGACATTCTTCTTGCAGACGGTTACATTTTCGAGAAGTCCGAAGACCTCTACTTAGAGGATGAAGGGCTTTTTCTTATTTATTACTACATTTAGAGGAGATAAAAATGGCAAATAAAGTTTTATTTGGAATTTCCAACCTCTATGTCGCTACATATACGACAACCACTACCACAACAGGTGATGTAGTGTCTATTGGAACTCCTGTCCACATTCCGGGAGCCGTGAGCTTCTCACCTTCCGAGTCAAGCGATTCCAATGACTTCTATGCAGATAACATCATCTACTGGAGCGGTTATTCCAATGCTAAAATCGAGGGCGATCTGGAAGTCGCTATGTTCGATGATTCCTTCAAGAAGACCTTCCTCGGCTATAAGACACTTACTAACGGCGGAGTTGCTTCTGTAAAGAATCCTACAAAGCCGAACGTGTTCATAGCATTCGAAGTTGATGGCGATGCGGAGAAGAGAAGAGTAGCTCTTTACAACTGCACTCTTGGCAGCATTACAAGAAACTACTCAACTATTACAGAAACAAAGGAACCCATGACAGAGACACTTCCTGTCGTCTGCATTGGAGATAATCCTACAGGCGTAACGATGGCTACATTTAAGTCAACAGACGCAGGATATTCGTCACTGTTCACATCTCCTGCTGCTCCTGTAATTTCAACAACCTAAACGTTAAGGGCCGGGAAACCGGCCCGATTTTTCTAAAAGGAGAAGGTCATGATAAAAACGATTAAACTCGGTCCGGATAGCGAGCTTACGCTTTCCAATAATTTAGCCTGGGCGATGATCTATAAGGATCAGTTCGGACACGATATCGTTCCGGACATTATGCCTGTATTGTCAGCATTCACTAAGCTATTAGGCGAAATATACCAGAATAAGACGACAGATCTGGGCGAGCTGCTTAAGAGCATAGATGGTGACATTCTGAACGATGCCCTGATAGAACTCTGCGGCGTTCAGTTCGTGGATTTCATCAACCTTACCTGGGCAATGGCGAAGGCATATGATGATGATATCGAGGATCCTAAGCTCTGGATCCGTAAGTTCGACGTGTTCCCTGTTGATATTGTAGGCCCGGCAGTATTTGAGCTCATTACTAAAGGATTAATCAGCTCAAAAAACTTAGAGAGCCTTCGGGGGACGCCGAAGGCGATATCTCAATAGAAATGATTATACTCGCAGGAATTGACCGAGGTCTGTCTTATGAGGCCATCCAAAAGATGACAATAGGTCAGGTCGTGGATTTCTGTATCGAATATAACAACAGACAGAAGGCCGAAGTGAAGCCGAGGAAAGCGACTCAGGCTGACATAGACGCCTTCTTTGGAGGTTATTAATGGCGTCAACAGTTAAAGGTATCACCATAGAATTTAGAGGCGATACCACTAAACTTTCAAAAGCAATAAATACGGTACGAGCCGAGGCGAGAAATTTCGACAAAGAGATCTCCGCCATTGAACGTGATCTGAAGTTTAATCCGAAGAACGTCGAGCTTCTTAAGCAGAAAATAACCGTTCTTAATCAGGCAGCAGAAAGCGGCGAGAAGAACATCCTCGAGATGAAAAAAGCCCTGGAACAGATGAGGGCTAAAAACGTCGACGAGACAAGTGCCGAATACAGGGAACTCGAGCGTGAGATCATAAAAGCCGAAAGTAAGCAGAAAAGCTACAATGCCGAACTGAACAAACTTAAAGGTGCTGCGTCGTCGCTCGGCCAGGCTGCTTCGAAGATGTCGGAATTTGGTAACAAAGCGACTGCGGCAGGGGAGGCTCTTAAAGGCGTATCAATGGCAGCGGCAGGTATAGACGTCGCTCTTGCTGGTCTTGCTTATAAGTCCGGACAGGCTGCGGATGATTTAACTACTCTGTCGAAGGTTACCGGGATCTCCGTTCTCGAACTACAGAAGTACAAAGCCGCAGCAGACCTGGTCGATGTATCTGTTGAGACAATAGCCAAATCTCAGAAGAAGATGAAGGCTTCGATGTACTCCGCAGCTCAGGGAACCAAATCGACCTCCGATGCGTTCGCCAAGTTAGGTGTAAACGTAACAGATGTCAACGGTGAGCTGAGATCTCAGGACGACGTATTCACAGAGACTATTGCTGCACTCGGACAGATGGAGAATGAGACCGAACGTGATGCAATTGCTATGCAGATCTTCGGCAAGTCCGCCTCCGAACTGAATCCGCTCATTGAGGACGCAGGAGAGACTTATAAGAGAGTTGCGGACGTATTTGCGAGCAATGGCCTCGAGCTTGTAGACGAGGAAACGCTACAGAAAGCAAACGAGTTCAACGATAGCCTGGACGAGATAAAGGCTACCTGGGGAGCAGCTATAAATACTATCGGTATGCAGCTCGCAGGATATCTTGCTCCGGCTATGGAGAAGGTCGCTGGCTTTATGGAAAAAGTTGCGGGCTGGTTATCGCAATTGTCTCCTGAAACGCTGGCGATCATCGGAACTATTGCGGGCGTCGTTGCTGCACTTGCTCCGGTCCTTATCGTAGTCGGCAAACTGGCATTCGCTATTTCGTCAATCATGTCGTTAATGGCTACCATCGGTCCGGTTATCGGTGGAGTATTAGCAGCCGCAGCTCCGGTCGTTGGAGTTATCGCTGCTATCATCGCCGTTGGAGTTCTGCTCTATAGGAATTGGGACACCATAAAAGAAAAAGCGGTGATTCTGAAAGACTGGGTAGTTGAGAAGTTCACGATGTTAAAGGATAGAGTCGTGGCGATAGGTCAGGCGATAGGCTATGCACTCACTCATCCTATAGACACGGCATTCGCTTTCATACAGGCCATAATAGAAAAAATAAAAGGTCTGTTCAGCAACTTGAATATTCAGCTGCCGCACATCAGTCTTCCGCACTTCTCGATTAGTCCTCCCGGATGGAAGATCTCAGATCTATTAAAGGGCGTCATTCCTTCACTCGGTATTCAATGGTATAAGAACGGCGGTATCTTCAATTCGCCGACAGTCCTTACCGGAGTAGGAGAAGCCGGAGCTGAGGCAGTTCTTCCTCTTAAGAAGTTATGGGAAGAGATGGATAGACGATTCACAGGCGAGACGATCATAAACATCAACGCCACACCTAATATGGACGTGAACGCTTTAGCTGATGCAGTCCAGAGACGAATCATCGAGTTAGAGAACAGGAGAAAAATGGCATGGATTTAACAGTTACTAATTTCAAAGGCTTTACTTTCGACAGTAAGAGCTCAAAAGACTTCGGTGTATATCTGACAGGCGTGACTGTGTTCGATGCTCCTGTAAGAGATGTCGAGATGATAACGATACCCGGCAGAAATGGAACATATGCACGTGATGGAGGTAGATTCGACAATATCGAGGTCAAGTTCAGAGCATCAGCCGTAGGAGACGATCAGACCGACTTTGCGACTGGGATCTCCAATTTAAGAAATTATCTTTGCTCGAAAACCGGATACAAACGTCTTGAAGATGAGTATAATCCCGACGAGTACAGAATGGCGGTCTATAAGAGCGGGCTGGAAGTTTCTCCCATCTTATTAGAGAAGGGGACATTCGATATTACCTTCGACTGCAAACCGCAGAGATTTTTGAAGAGCGGCGAAACTGCGACATCGGTGGCGAATAATGGGACGATATCTAATCCGACGTTATTCGATTCGCATCCGTTGCTTCAGTTCACGTCGAATGGTAGTGCTGGAACGATTAATCTCGGGACGCAGCAGATAAAGGTCCTTAATGCCATATTAGGTATGACCGACTTAGATCTGTCGATAGCGTCTTCATCCGCTTCGGGATATGTTATCGTCGACGTTGCGACTATCAACAACACAGGCGTTTATAATACAGGCGATACGATCACGTTTAGAGGAGCTGGAGCCTCCTTCCATTTTTATGGGCAAACGGCAAATGCCTCTGTATCAAACGTAAATGGTTTGACATACGACCTGAAGAAGTCTTCGAGTGCTGTCCGTCTCAATTTATCACAGACAGATGCAACATTCACCGCCGGAACATCAGCGACAGTCAGCAAGACCATCGATTTAACGATGGTGAAGTCAGGCAGCACAACAGAAACAAAGACCATCACGCTCGAGCTCGTATATAACGGCTCATCAACTATCACAGCGAGATGGAAATATGGAGCGTTTACAAATTGGACATTGAGGGCGGCAACAGATACTGGAAACTATTCCGGAACAGTCGACTCAACCAAGAACGCTCTGTCCGGAACGATCTACATCGACCTTGATATCGGCGAAGCATATAAGATCGATTCAGGCAATACCGTCTCGCTTAACAACTTCGTAAATCTCGGCGGTGAGCTTCCAGTATTACCTCCGGGCAGTACGACCGTAACATATACGAACGTTTCAAACTTTAAGATCACGCCGAGGTGGTGGACAGTATGATCCCGATTTTATTTGAAGCAAACGAGACTGCATTCGCTGATAATGGTATCGGTCGTCTTCGTGACTGCCTTTCGTGTATCGTAACAGAAGA